AGCGTCTGTGGGAGGCCATCGCCGGCATCCCCGGCCAGACCGGTCTATCGGAGTTTGAGCACGCCATCGCGCTCATCCTCGCCGTGATGCAACGGCGCGGGATGCTCCTCGACGTCGACTACACAACAGGTCTGGTCGACGGCCTACGGCGCGACGGCGACCAGTGGCGCGAGATCGCGCGCGGCCTCGGCCTCGACATGGTGGGCTCGCCCGCCAAGGTGGCCGCCAAGTTGCTCGGCATGGGCGAGCGCTTGACCGAGCGGACCGACTCGGGCGCCTACAAGGTCGACCGGGCCGTCTTGCTCAGCCTCGCCGACCTCGACATGCGTTGGAAGCGCATCGGTGCCCGCGAGCCCAATCCGGTCGCCGAGGCCGTGCTCCGGGCCAAGCGCGCCGACAAGTGGCGCGTGACCTACGCCGAGGCGATGCTCACGGCCCGCGACGCCAACGACCGTATCCATCCCTCGCTCGGCGGGCTCATGGCGCGCACGGCCCGTATGTCGGTCTCCAATCCGCCCCTACAGCAACTCCCCTCGGGCGACTGGACGATTCGGCGCGCGTTCATCGCCGACCCCGGCCAGCTCATGGGCGGTATCGACTTTCAGGCCGTTGAGATGCGCGTCCTCGCCGCGCTCGCCAACGTCAAGGCGATGAAACAGGCCATCGCCGAGGGCCGAGACCTCCACTCGTTCACCGTGGCCATGATCCGAGGGATGGACCCCGCCGAGGTTGAGCGGCTTGTGGCCGCCGGCGACCCCGCGCTCACCAAGGACCGGAAGATGTTCAAGGGGGTTGGCTTCGGCAAGGTCTACGGCGGCGGCGCCAAGACGCTCGCCCGCCAGACCGGCGCGCCCCTCGACGCGGTCCAGTTGGCCACGGCCGCGTATGACTCGGTCTACCCCGAGATCCGCCGGTACAGCAAAGCGATTCAGCGCGAGGCGCAGTTCGGCAAGCGCGAGGTGATCACGCCCACCGGCCGGCACCTTCCGATGGACCGTGACCGCTCGTACGCCGGCCTCAACTACATGATTCAGAGCACGGCCCGCGACTTGCTCGCGCAAGCCCTCGTCAACGTCTGGGAGGCCGGTCTCCTCGACCACGTCCTACTCCCCATTCACGACGAGTTGATCGTGCAGGCGCCCGCCGCCGACATGCCCGAGCTCATGCGCGCCGTGTCCGCGTGTATGGAAACCACTTTCAACGGCGTGCCCATCGCCAGCGACGGCGAGGTGTTCGGCCGCACGTGGGCCGGCGGTTACAAGTGTCCGCCCGAGCTCTTGCCCGCGTGACGCAATACGGCGCCATGACGCAATCACCGCGTCATGGCGCCGTTGGCGTTTCCCCCCACCAGACACGTATACCGCGTCACCCCAACGAGAGGACGCCCGAATGTCCTGGCGAATCACCGTCACGTCCGAGAGCCACGACCCACGTACGAACACGTGGCGCAAGCACACGACCAAGTACGGCCCCTATCTGACGCAGGACGGCGCGGTGGCCGAGGTGCGCGCCGCCGTCGAGCACCACCGCGAGGCCGCGCCCGGCGCTGCCCCTGCGCGCGTCGTGGCCGTCGTCGAGGAGCCCACCGCCGCGCACGTGGCCGAGGTCACAACGTTCCGGTTCTACGAGATCGCCTGAAAGGCACGCAAACCCATGGAGACACTTACCGCACTCGTGCATCTCCTCGACGCGACCGCCGAGGACCGTTGGCGCGCCGGCCACCCCTCGACGCGTCCGCTCGCCTCGGCGGCCGACCGCGCACACGACTCGACGCGTCCGCCCGACCCCACGGCCGACGCCGTCACGGACCCCGCCCGGCTCCGCCTCGCCGAGGCGTGGCGCGCGGCCCTACGGCACGTGCAGTGGCTCGCCGGCCTCCACCCCGACGTGCGGCCCGGCATGATCCGGCTCTGCGAGGGCGGCGAGACCTCGCGCCGGCTCGCCGCGCTCTCCGGTGCCTACTCCTGGTGGCTCGGCCCCGAGGGCTCCTGACCCGACAGTCAGTAGCCACGCCCAACGGCGCGCGCAAAACCGGAACTGCGTTCACCTTACTTGACCTCAGAAAAAAGATCGGCCCCGGCGCTTGACCCGCCCATTACTCACGCCTAACGTTGGTCGTGCGCCGGGGTCCTGGTCGCAACCTCTTGCTTATCTCTCCCGCAGCTCGCGGGCTACTCAGCGTCCCCAAAATCAGTAAAGGAACCGACTTTATGTCTACGCTCGTCACGCCCAACGTTGCACCCGACCTCATCGAAGACGAATTCGACATCTGGGCCGAGGCCGCCAAGGACGCTGAGAAGGTCATCGGCATCACGGCCGCCGCCATCCGCGACCTCTGGGGCGCCGAACACCCCGCCGTCGCCGGCGATGAGGCCGCCCTCGTCGAGCTCGCGCTCACCGGCGAGGACACGACGGCCCGCGAGGTGGCCCGCGAGACCTTGACGGCCGCGTACGTGGGCGGTCCGGTTAAGCGCATCATCGCTCTGCACACGCGCCGCGAGGACGCCGAGGACATCCGCCAGTCGGCGGCCGAGGGCATTTGGCGCGGGCTCAACGCGTTCAACCCCGCCAAGCACCGCCGGCCCGTGGCCACGATTCAGCGCGAGGTGTTGGCCGCCCTCGACGAGGTCCACGCGGCCCGGTTCGGCCTCAAGGTGCCCGAGGTTGACCGCCTCAAGTACGCCAAGGCGCGCGCCGAGGCCGCCAAGCGCATCGTGGCCGAGAACGGCGACGGTCGGGGCATCGAAGACCTCGCCGCCGAGATCGCCCCCGAGTTCGGTCTCTCGACGTCCGACTACTGGCACGTGGACCGCGTCGTTCACCTCGGCGAGGTTCAGGCCAACGGCGAGGCGCAAGAGGCCACGGCCCGCCGCGCGGCCGGCGAGGGCGGCGAGCCCTTCGACGCTATTTGGTCGGAAGCCACGCCCAACGTTGGGCACGATACGCTCGTCGAGGCGTTCCTCGGCTACCTCGACGACCGCGAGCGCGAGGTGATCGCCCGCCGGTTTGGCCTCGACGGATTCCCCGCGCACACCGAGGACGAGGCCGCCGCCGCGCTCAATCTGTCGGACCGTCGCATCCGCCAGATTCAGGCCGCCGCGCTCTCCAAGTTGCGCTCGACGGTGGGCGTGGCCGACGTCGAGGCGTAATGCCCACGCGGCACACCCCGACCCCCTTACCGAATCAGAAAGGCTCGACCATGTCCGACGCACCCCGATTCACCCTCGCCGACCTCGACCAGCGTTGCGAGTTCTCCGACCTCCCCTGTCCGTCCTGTCTGCACTGCCGCGAGGACGTCCAAGCCCGTCTCGCCGCTGACCCTGTGTTCGCCGCGTGGCTCGACGGCGCGGCCGACGAGACATAGGCGCTTCAAATTGTCAGCGGGTCCCGATACGGTGACCTCGTCTTTGCATCTCATGGAGGGGGATATCAGTGAGCTACCAACCGCAGGCCCAGGCACCCGCGCAGGCATACGCGCAGCAGCCGCCCGCCTACGGCTACGCCCAGCAACCGGCGCCCGTCATCGTCAACGTGACGCAGAACGCCGGCGCGTTCGTGGGTCGTAAGCGTGTTAACCACCTGCTCCACTTCGCCATCACGATTCTGACCGGCGGACTGTGGTTGGTCGTGTGGATTCCGCTCGCGCTCAAGCGCAAGCGGGTCGTGGTCTACCGGTAGGGCGTGCGGCCGTCCGGTGCGTATGCTCAGTGCTATGACGCAGCACTACCGGACGGCAAGCCTTGAGACCGTCGCTGACGACCTCGGCGCGTTCGCCGCAGACCGAGACAGCCACGGTAAGCACGAGCGCGCCGCAGGGGCGCGTGAGGCCGTGCGCGTCCTCGTCGAGGACGCCGCCTCGGTCACGTTCGAGCGTGTGACCTACAGCATCGGCGAGCCCGAGCGCTGGTCGGAATTCGAGGGCACGCAAGCCGAAGTGCTCGCCGAGCTCGACCGGCTCGGCCCCGGGTGGCTTCACCAAGACCGGCGAGATCTCGCCGTCGAGTGTGCGCGGGCGTATGGCGAGATCGAGCGTGGCGCCGAGGTGGCGCACGTCGGACACCTGCGCCTAAGGGTCGTTTGCAACGTTGCGTAACAGGGGTATGCTGCCGTTGTAGCTCAGATCACTGAGCTGCTACCGGCGCGGACTGTCCCCCCAGGACAGCGAAAGTCGCGCGATCTCCGCTCGTCGAGGTCGCGCGCTTCGCGTTTCCGGCGGGCGGTTCGCCGTTCCTGGAGAACTCCATATGATGACCCAAGCGGACACGGCCTCGGCCGTGGGAACGCCGCCGGACCGGGTGGAAACCCCGGCGACCGGCGGTCTCGGGCATGGCGACACCGACACACACCGACAGGTGGACACGCCGCCGGGCAAGATCCAAGAGAACGACATCTACCAGGCCGGACGCGAGTTCCGGACGGTCTCGCAAATCCTTCACTACCGCACGGGCGAGGTTGTGCTCTACTTCCGCGCTCCGTACACCGGTCGCGCCTTCCGCGTCCACTTCCCCGCCGGCGCCCCGGACGCCACGGTCTACCGGCCGCGCGGGGTGCCTCGTGAAGCCTGAGCAGAGGGAATACCCGGAAATCAGGACCGGCGTCTCTCACGAGGAGGCGGGCGTTTTGCAGGGTTACGAGGTGCGCGCCTACTGGTCGACCGACGAGGGCGTGATCTGCCCTCGGTCCAAGACGTGGACGGTCGAGAGCGAGAGCGCGGCCGTCGATTCGGCTGTCTCAGTGCTCGACGGCTGTAGGCACCCGCTCGCGCCGGTCCGCGTGGCGGGCGTCAAGGTCAGGCCGGCTCGCGGTGGCGAGTGGCGTTGGGTGAGCAACGACCGCACTACCGTGCGCGCCGCGCCGAGCGCAACGAGGCCCGAACCCGGCGAGGCGTACATCTAGCCCGGCTCGGCCAGCGCAACCCCCCGCCTCGATCGGGGCGGGGGGTTTGCCGCTTGTCGACTTGCGCCCAACGTTGGGCGTGGTCTAGAGTCTGGGCCACAAGCTCAACCGACCAAGGAGCGCACAACATGACCGGCAACCTCATCTCGAACCTCCGTATCGCCGGCTCGGCGGCCGTCACGCCCGAGGTGGGCATGGGCGCAACCGTCTGCCACTGGAAGGACCGCAACGCGGCCACCGTCGTCGCCGTCCGCTTCAAGCGCGATGGCTCGGTCAAGGAGGTCGACATCCGTGGCGACAAGGTCACCCGGACCGACTCGAACGGCATGAGCGACGCCCAGAGCTACGACTACGCGCCCGGCGACGAGGGCTCGCCCGTGGGCACGTGGCGCCTCGACGGCAAGGGCCAGTGGCGCGCCGTGCACCTCGACAGTGCGACCGGCCGGTACCGCATGGAGCACGCCCGCTACGGCGCCAAGCTCGCCCTTGGCGTCCGCGAAGAGTTCTACGACTACTCGTTCTGAGCCCGCCACGGGGCCGGCTAGACCGGTCGGCCCCGCCGCCTACCCACGCCCGCTAGGCTTCCCATATGCGCCCTATCACCGTCCTGCACATACCAGCGGCGGCCGTCACGCTCGACGAGTGCGAGCGGCACACCGTGGCCGCCATCACGGACGTACAGCGCCTCGTCGGCGGGTACGTCGAGGAGTTCCGAGTTCCGGCGTCGGGCGGCGTCGTGATGTTCGGCGACGAGCGCGCCCGCGAGACCGGCCGAGAAACGAACATGCTCGCCACGCTCATCGTCGAGCACTACGGCGAGCGGGCCGGCGACCAGACGCTACGCCACGTCGTCGGCGACGTCGTGTTCTGCCATTACGACGACGCCGGACACGAGGGCGACGTGCCCGAGGCGTTCCTAGCCGAGGTGCGCGACCGCGTCCAACCGCTCGTCTAGTCCCCATAGACTCACGTCTAGACCCCCTTGACCTTTGACGTCTAGGGGGTCTAGACTTATGCTCATGGCCAAGGAGATGAAATACCGCGAGATCAGCAAGAACCTGACCGCCGCCGGCGCGCGAGTCATCCGCGACGGTAAGGGCTCACATGTCGTGTGGGCGTGCTGCAACGCTCACTCGGTGGGCGTTCCGCAGCACAGCGTCAGCCCCGGCGTGGTCCGTCAGGTCGAGCGCGCGTTGATCTGCCTTCCGAAGGGAGCTGTTCAGAAGTGAAAGCCGCGCCAGGGTATCCACCCATGGCCGACGCCTACCGGGTCAGTGCGACCCGGTGGGCGCGCGGGTGGGAATTGCACGTGATCGACTTGACGCACGGCGAGATTGGCGTGACGACCACCAAGGGGCGTGACCTCGCTGGCGCAACGGCCATGGTCCGCGATTACCTGACCGTCGTCTACGACCTCGACGACGCCGAGGCCGAGGCCGTAGTGATCGAGGTCTCGCCCGACCTCGGCGACGAGGCCGCCGACCTCATCGCCAACGCGCGTGAGCTCGCCGCCGCCGCTGTAGCCGCTCAGGCTGCCGCAGCGACCGCGAGTCGTGCTGTGGTGGCCTACCTCGACGCGGAAGGGCTCAACGGCCGCGAGATCGCCACCGTGCTCGACCTGAGCCCTCAGCGCGTGTCGCAGTTGCTCAAGCCCGCCGGGTGACGCGCGAGACCGGACGGCGCCCATTCCGACCAAGGAGATATGGCGCCGTCCGGCCGCGCTCATCCTAGCGCGCACTTGCGCCCAACGTTGGGCGTGGTGTAGAGTTTCACTCGTCAGCCCAACCGACCAAGGAGCCCAGACCGTGAACATCCTCCGCAGCGACATTGCCCAGACCCGCGCCGTCGTGATCACCGTCAACGCCCCGGGTGTCCGCAGTCTGCACGATGCGCGTCCGATGACCTTCGGCGTGGGCCGCGTGGTCACGGCGCACTGGAACCCCAACGACACCGTGTCGGTGTTCGTCGGCCTCGCGCTCCACTACGACGGCCCGCGCCCCGAGGGCATCGACACCTACACCTCGCGTGAGTTCTACGCGTGGGTGCGCGACCTCGCCACGGCGGCCGAGGGCCGCGAGTGCGACTGACCCCCAACCGACCTACCCGAGGAGACCACACCATGCCCGTCAGCAACGAAACCGCCCGCCACGTCTGCGACCGAGCAGAGCGCGCGCTCGGCGAGGTGGAGGCGTTCTACACCTCGGCCCGCCGGGCGGCCGAGCAGGTCGAGACCGACGCGCCCGACGCCCTCCGGATCATGGTCGAGGGCGTCGAGGACGCTGCCCGCGAGGCGGCGGAAGCGCTCCGGTGCGCGTGGCAGCGCGCCGAACGACTCCGGCGCAACCTCACCACCGCCAACGCGCACCACGCCAGAAACGTCTAGGGGGACTTGCGCCCAACGTTGGGCGTGGTGTAAGCTGTTCTCAACAGCAAGGACACCGACCAAGGAGACCGAAATGTTCGCTCAGACCACCACCGCCCACTACCTCGCCGCCCTGCTCGCCGCTCAGGCCGCTGACCCGCGCATCGCGGGCGCGACCACTCCGGCGATGGAGCTCGACCTCGTGGGCGCGATGGTGTTCCTCTCGGCCGATGAGAACACCGGCTACGCCGTCAAGGCGTCCGGTGAGCTCGTGGGCGTGTTCTCCACGATCAAGGGTCGCGGTGACGCGATCGTGGCGGACGCGATCGTGAACGGCGCCAACGCCCTCGACTGCTTCGATGGCTACCTTCCCTCGTTCTACGCCCGACACGGTTTCGTGGAGACCGCCCGCGCGGCAAACTGGACCGCCGGGGCGCCCGACGTGGTGTTCATGGCGCTCGCCCGATAGGGCGTCGCGCGGAAGGGGTCGGCCAAACGGTCGGCCCCTTTCGACTTGCGCCCAACGTTGGGCGTGGTGTAAGCTGTAGCCAGACAGCAAGGAACACCGACCAAGGAGACACACCATGGACGCCAACCAGATCAACGCCACCGCCCTCGACCTCCTCGCCGCCGCCGACTCGCTCGACGCCGACGCCGCGCTCGTCGAGGTCGGCGATCAGGCGGCCGGCGAGGTCTACGCCGGTTACGAGAACGTGATCGAACTCCGCGCCGCGCTCATCGCGTTGGACATCAAGGCCAAGCCCGCCGGATTCCTCGCGCTCCTCCGCATCGCCGGCGACGCGCTCAACCGGGCCGACGACGCGCACCGCGCGGCCACCGGCGAGTACGTTCCGATCAACGCCTAGGCACTTGCGCCCAACGTTGGGCGTGGCATAGAATGAAGCCACGCCCAACCGGAAGGAACAACCCGCATGATTACGTTCGTCATACTCGCCGCCCTCGCGTGGGCCCTCACCAACATCATCACGACGCTCCTCGCCGGCCAGGCCAAGGCCAAGGGGGAGCGCTCCGAGTAGGCGCCGCGCGCGCGTGCGCAGGACCGGCCACGCCCAACGTTGGGCGTGGTCCCTCATTCCGACCCAAGGGAGACCACTCGTGAACGTGCTCAAGACTGCCAAGTTCAGCGCCTACACCATCGCTCTCATCGCGGGTGTCATGTCCTACGGCCACCAATCGACGTTGCTCCTCGACTCGCGCGCGGGCATCTACAGCTACGCCGTGCCCCTCACGGTCGACGTGCTCGCGTTCATCTCGGCCATGGTGCGCAACTCGGATCAGGTCGACCGGACCACGCGTAAGGCCGCAGCCGCTCTGCTCGTCCTCGCCGGCTCCATGAGCATCGCGGCCAACGTCGCCGTGGGCGAGAACGTGATTCAGCGCATTGTCGGTGTCTGGACGGTGGCCGCCTATCTGCTCGCCGAGTGGTTTGTCTCGCGTCTCAAGCCCGCGCCCGAGCCCGCGCCCGAGCCCGTCGAGGTCGAGGCGCCCGACGACGACCCCGCCGACGAGGTCGACGCCGAGGAGTTCGCCCGCCGCAGCGAGGCCGCCAAGCGCGGCGCAGCGACCCGCGCGGCCAACCGTGCGGCCAAAGCCAAGGCCGAGCGGTCCGCCGCCCGCGCGGCCCGCCGTGCGCCCGCCACGGCCGCCGACATGGCCGCGATAGAGGCTCTGCTCGCGCCCACGCACTCCCGCGCCGAGCCCGTCGCCGCCTAGTCTGTCCGCATTCGCTCACATACGCCTCGACCGTCGTCGGTCGGGGCGTTTTCTCTTTGAGGATCACGTATTGACAACCAGTCATCACCCTTGGCACGCTGTGCGAATCGCGCCCAACGACGCGCGTAGCACAACCCCACGGGAGCCCAAATGTACGACCTCGATACGAAGCGCGAGCAGAACGACGCAGCGCTCACCTACCTCGACACGGGCACTCTCGCGCTGGCCGACATCCTTGCGGCCATCGACGACGGACCGGCCGAGGTCGTCACGCTTAACGTAGGGCGCAACCATCGCCCGCCGCGCCGTGCGCTTCGCCTCGCGCGCTGGGGCGCGGGGTTCGCCGTGGTGGCCGTCGCCGGCGCCGTGGGCGGCCTGTTGCTCGCCCCGTCCGCCTCGGCCGCCTCGCCGTTCGACAATCCGCTCTACGTCGCCGTGCACGCCTCGAACAACTGGCAATGCTCCTCGCCGGCCCGCCTCGAACAGTCCTGCATCAGCCTCGACGGCACCGTTCATAGCGAGGTCGTGGCCGAGGTGGGGACCGACGAAACGACGTTCGAGGCCACGATCACCAGCAAAGACAAGATCGTGCGGACTGAGATCACGGCGTTCGCCCCGGGCGCCGACGAGGCCGCCGATGTGGCAGGCCTGCGGAACGCGATGCGCAGTAACCCCGCCAGCTACCCGAACGTGCGCGAGGGCGTCGGTTGGCTGCTGTGGAGCACGGACAAGTATTCGGCGGACCACGTGGAAAGCGTTCTCACCGCCCGCCCCTCGACGGCGCCCTGAGAATCTTTCAGCTTTCGCGCCCTCGCCATCCTCGCAGGTGGCGGGGGCTTTTTCGTGTGCTATGTGACTTTGTTGGTCCATCGATCATGCATATGCCTGTTGTTTGGTGCAACAAGGTACGCTAACCTGCGGCTATGCATTCCGACCAACCCAACGTTGCGCGCAAGCATACGCCCAACGTTACGCAGAGTGATACGCCCAACGTTACGCCCCATCCCAAGGAGTGCGCCGCGCTCTACCTCCGGCGGTCCAAGAAATCCGCAGTGAACGACTACCGCAATCGATCCATAGCCGAGCAGGAAGGCGAGGGCCGCGCGTGGGCGGCCGACGAGCGCTTAACCGTCGTCAAGGTCTTCACCGAGGAGGAAGGCACCGGCGCCTCACGCCACTCGCGCAAGAAACGACCCGAGTGGGATACCGCCCTCGCCGAGCTCCGCGAGGGCTCCGAGTTCCGAACGCTCATCGTTCTTGAGGTCAGCCGCGCGGACCGCCGTGGCGCCGCCCAGATAGCCGCGCTCCTCGACGAACACCGCGTGACCGGCCGCCGGCTCTACATCGTCGATGACGGCCTCGACAGCGCCTCGGAGAACGACCGCCGCCGCATCATCGACAAGGCCGAGTCAGCGCGCGAGGAGTCCGAGCGTCTGTCGAAGCGCATTCAGCGCACCAAGCGCTACCGGCGCGCAGACGGCTACTTCATGGGCGGGCACGCTCCATTCGGCCTCAAGCAAGCCGTGCCCGAGGGCGAGACGTCCGCCGTCGCCCTCGCCGTCGACTCCGAGACGTGGCCCGACGCCCGCCGCCTCGCCGAGATGGCGCTACAGGGTATGACCGGCCCCAAGATCGCCGCTGAGCTCAACAGGCTCGGCATCAAACCCCCCGGCCGCGCCGAGGTGTGGCGCGATCCCACCGTGTACCACCTACTCAAGTCGCCCTCGTGGGCCGGCTTGCAAACGGAGGACTCGCGGCGCGACGATTCCGAGGGCGGCGGGTGGCGCCGCTCGTGGGACGCCATGCTCAACGAGGACGGCTCAAACGTATTGCTCAAGGCCGTAGGTCCGGACGGCCTCGACGCCGAGCCCGGCTCGGCCCGCGTGATCACACCCGACGAGCGCACGATGATTCTCGCCATGCTCGCCGCCCGCAGCGCAGTCACGACGTATATGCGAGCCAAGCAATCCGATGGCCTCGCACGCCGTGGCAAGCGCACGTCCACAACCGTCCTCGCCGGAACGGACGGCCTCTTGCGCTGCCACACGTGCAAGGGCCGGACCGAGGCGACCGGCGCCGTGGGCAAGACGTTCTACCGGTGCGCCGCCATCGGCGAGTGCGTCGGCTTCACTGCGCCCATGATGAAGATCGACACGTACGTGATCGGTCAGTTCATGGCCATGCTCCAATTCAGCCCCGATGACTCGCCCCTCGTCCGACTCGTCGCCGCGCGCCTCGGCGTACGCCAGAACCCCGGCGCCGCCAACGAGCGCGCCGAGGCAACCAAGGTGATCAGCCACGCTCGGGCCGAGGTCGAGCGCATCGAAGATCTGTTGATCGACGGCCGTATCGGCGACGCCGTGGCCGACCGCCGCCGCGCCGCCGCGCTTAACACGATCGCCGTGGCCGAGGCACGTCTCGCCTCGATCATCGAGCACGTGCCCACCGGCGCCGACCTACGGCGGCACTTGGCATCGTGGGACACGCTCGCACTCGACGACCAGCGCGCACTACTCGCCATGGCCGTAGACCGCATATATGCGGTCAAGGTCGGCCAGGGCCGCAAGACGACGCCCGGCGACCGCCTCGTGATCGAGTGGAACGAGGCCGCCACGCTCGCCGCCGTCGAGGCGTTCCGAGACGTAACGACGCGCACCGAGTAATAGCCCGTCAGTCTGCTTCCCCCCGGTTGACACGTAATCCGTGCCCAACCGAGAGGAAGCAGACTGATGACAGAGTCCCCCGAGTTCCGCGCTGCTCGCCAGCGCACGCCCGACGAGTCCGCCGCGATCGTGCGTTCCATGCAACGCCGAGCGTTCCGGTACATGGCCTCCAGCGTCGGCCGCTTCATCGTTCCGCCCGTCGACCTCACCTCGGCGCGCCGCGCTGTCGAGTCGTTCGCCCGCACCTTCCCCGGCGTGCTCGACCGCGCGACTCCGGAGGTCGGCCAGTGACCCGCGCCGACGCGCTCGCCGCAGCGCTCAAGATCGTGGATGAGATCGCGCCACGCAAGAACGATCGCGGATACGCGGACGGCACGATCCGGCCCGGTGAGCGCGTAGAGATCACGCTCCGCATCGCCGATTGGCTCCTCGCCGACGAGGCCGACCTCGCCGCCGCCGTCAACCGTCTGACCGAGACCAATCCCGAGGCGGCGCGTGCGCTCGCCAGTCTGTTCCGAACGGAGCCCGCCCAGTGACTCGACCCATTCTCATCGGCCTCGCCGGCAAGGCTCGCGCCGGCAAAGACAGTGTCGCCGCCCACCTCATCGCCCGCTACGGCTTCGCCCGCTACGCGTTCGCCGACGCGCTCAGAGACGCCGCGCTCGCGCTCGACCCCATCATCGACAACACGATCGAGTGGATTGACGGCTCGGGCACGCTCCGTTTCCTCCGTCTGTCCGAGGTCGTCGAGGCGGACGGTTGGGAGGCCGCCAAGGAACACCCCGAGGTGCGCCGTACGCTCCAGCACTACGGCGTAGCCATCCGCGAGATAGAGCCCGATTTCTGGGTCCGCACGGCCATGCGCGAGGCGGCCAAGGAACCGCGTCCGGTCGTTGTGACCGACGTGCGTTTCCCCAACGAGGTCGACGCCATCCGCGAGGCCGGCGGCGTAGTCGTGCGCGTGGTGCGTCCCGGTGCCAACGGAAACGGCCACATCTCCGAGACCGCCATCGACCACATCGCCGCCGACTACACCATCCGCAACGTCTACTCGCTCGACGACCTCGGCGCGGCCGTCGACCACGTGATCGAGGCCATCACGTACCGGCCCGACCTCGTGATCGAGATCTCGGCAGAATGGGACGCCGCCCAGTGAGCTCGATCATCATTCCGCTCGCCAAGACTGACCGGTGCGACTGCCGCGACTGCTCGGCCGAGGCGCGCGTACGCGTCGTGCGCGACGGCCTCGACCTCGTGTTCTGCGCGCACCACTTCGCCAAGCTCGCCGACGCTCTGTTCCTCGACGGTTGGGAGATCAACGACGACACGCGCTCTGAGCTCACGCTACGTCCGGCGGACGTAGACGGCCACTAGCCGATTTCCCCCCGCTAGACACGTATCTAGTGAAAGCCCTCGGCGTAGTGCCGAGGGCGTCTAGCGATAGGTCTCTCATGGCATGGGCAAACGACTCTGCGCGCCGCCGAGACCTACCGCCAGATTGGCAAGTCCTCCGGGCACGGGTGCTACGTAGGGACCGATATCGCTGCCAACACCGAGACGAGCGAGGTGTGTCATGCGGTGCGCCTGCGTCCGAGGTAGACCACATCAGTCGTGGCGATGATCACAGCATGGCCAACCTAAGGGCACTGTGTAAGCCACACCATGCGGCCAAGTCCAGTGCCGAGGGCGTGGCCGCGCGTGCGTCACGCTACCGCCCGCGCCGTCCGCATCCTGGCCTACGCACGTAGGCCGTGTGCCTAGGTGGCCTAGGCATAGGGGCGCATAGGTGAGCAGGACATGTGACACGTGCACTCGCGTCGCTACGTGCGCGCCAAAAAGGCACAGTAACTTCGCTGTGTGTAATCATTGCTGGTCAAAGTGCACCTACAGTACCTGGGGCTGACTCCCCCTCAGGCCAGGACTAAGCCCGGTTGGCATAGCACCTTTCTGTACGTACGGGCAGCCAACTTTCCGTGACGAACCATCAGCGAGGCGCAGCGTGCTGCACGACGACCACCATTACGAGGCCCCCGAGGACATCCTCGGCCCCGACAACGACGACCGGACGGTATGGGGTTACCCGCTTGACCTCGCCGACTGGCAGTCGTTCATGATCGGGCATTTCCCGTGGCGATTCGCCGCCGAGACCCAAACCGCCTACGTCGCGCGCCTCGCGCCGGCGTACCCGGACCGTACGACCGAGGAGATAGCCGGATGGTTCGCCCACGCCAGCACGATTCCCGCGTGAGCCTACGGCTACGCGCGCGCCCGCACGGACGCGCCGCCGTCGCCCTCGGCGCCTCGGTCGCCGTCGTCCTCGCCGCCGCCTACGGCCCTCGCCGCTCCTCGCCGGCCGCGCCCCCGCCGCCGTCCGTCGTCTACGTGACGCCGGCCGCGCCGCCGGTTCTGCCCTCGGCCTCGCCGTCGCCCTCGACGACCGCCACGCCGAGCCACAAGGCCGCGCCGACCCGCTCGGCGAGCAAGTCCCACAAGTAGACGCCCGGACCATCGCGCCGCGCCCCGCCCGCCGACTCTCACGGCGTTGAGCGACGAGCGCGCCGACGCGGTCCGGCCGCCGTGCCCCTCGGCGGAATCAAGCGCGTGAGCTAGCCGCGCAGGGGGCCACATCGTTCCGGAGAGTGCCTTCACTCACTGCGCGCTGGTCTGCGCGCCCCACCGAGGCCGCCGGAACCTCGCGCGTACTCAACGGCTCACCATAGCCGCGCTCAATAGGCAGAGCGGCCCCGTCAGAAACCGGGGCGGTTGTCGGTTCGAATCCGACCGCGCGAGCGTCAGGAAAGATGCCAACCCGTGTATAGAGGTCGGGGCATCCGCGCAGGCAGTGACGTGGTTCGGCCTGCAACCATTCTTCCCTTAGGCACCGAGGAGCTTTCGCGTGCGCACGATCCGCCCCGGTGACTACGGTGTCTGCCGCATACACGGCCTGACCGGCTTTCTCATCAGGCTCGCCCAGTGGCTCAACGGCAACGGGTTCCGCAACTACGAACACGCGTTTCTCGTCCTCGACGACCAAACGGTGATCGAGGCCGAGCCCGGTGGCGCCCGCCTCACCCCGCTCTCGTTCTACCTCGACGCCCCGGCCGGCTCGGTCGCGTGGAGCACGGTCGAGCTGACCGACGAGCAGCGCGCCGCCATCGTGGCCGCCGGCCGTTCGTACGAACACACGCCGTATTCGTACCTCGAATACCCGGCCATCGCCGCGCGCCGGCTGCACCTGCCGTTCGGCCGTCTGCTGCGCCGCTACGTCAACTCGACGCGTCACCTCATCTGCTCGCAACTGGTCGCCATGGCCTACGCCGCCGCCGGCGTCCACCTCGGCGACCAGGACCCCGGCAACACGACGCCGGCTGACCTCGCCAACCTGATCACGCCGTAGGAGGTGAGGACGCATGGCCCGAGGCACCGCACACGCGCCCAAACCCGAGGGCCAGCGTCGCCGCCGCAACGCGCCGACGACCGGTGAGCGACTGTTCGAGCGGACCGGCGCCGTCTACGGCCCCGACCTCGCCGCCGCCACCTTCCGCGACGACTGGGCCGAGCCCGTGCGCGCGTGGTGGGAGACGTGGCGCCGACAGCCTCAGGCCGCCTCGTTCGAGGGCACCGACTGGCAGCGCCTCGCCGACCTCGCGCCCCTGCGCACGATGCTCCTCGACGACGGCCTGTCGCCCGGCGAGCGAACCAAGATCCTCGGCGAGATCCGGATGAACGAGGAGCGCCTAGGCGCCACGTTCACCGACCGCCAGCGCGCCCGCATCCGCTTTACCGACGCCGACCCGTCCGAGGACGGCGAGCCCGGCATCGCCTCAGTCACCAGCATCACGGCCGCCCGCGCCCGGTGGGTCGACGAGGCCGACGACGACGACTGACGCACGGGCAGGCCCCGCGTCCCCACGACGAGGCAGGCCCCCGCGTGTCCCTTAAGGCAATCCGCACCCTCGACCGGTTCGACCCCGAGATTCCGACGCTCGGTTGGCTGGTCATCGAGTTCATCGAGACATGGCTCATCCAGCCGGACGGCGACCGCGCCGGCGAGCCGTTCGAGCTCACGCGCGAGCAGAAGAATTTCATCCTCTGGCTCTACGCCGTCGACAGCAACGGGCGATTTCGGTTCCGCCGCGCCGTGCTGCGCCGCGCCAAGGGATGGGGCAAGTCGCCTTTCCTCGGCGCGCTGTGCCTCGCCGAACTGGTCGGCCCCGTCGTGTTCGCCGGCTGGGACACCAACGGCGACCCGATCGGCCGGCCGCACGCCTCGCCGTGGGTCGTCATCGCCGGCGTCTCCGAGACGCAGACCGCCAACACCCTCGACGCCATCCGCGCGATGATCTCGGCCGAGTTCGCCGAGGAGTTCGGCCTCGACGTCGGTATCACGCGCATCTACGTCGCCGGCGGCGGCAAGCTGGTGCCGATCACGACCAATCCGGCCACGCAAGAGGGCGCCCGCCCCACGTTCGCCGTCATGGACGAGGTCCACCACTGGACCACCGGCAACGGCGGAAAGAACCTCGCAAAGGTCATCCGCCGCAACCTCGCCAAGGTCAAGGGCCGCTCGGTCGTCACGACCAACGCGCACAACCCCGCGCAGGACACGGTCGGGCGCGACTACTACGACGCCCACCTAGCCCAGGTCGAGGGCCGCACGCGCCGCGCTGACCTGCTTTACGACTCGACCGAGGCGCCGGCCCTGACTGACGAGGATTTCGCCAACGAGGAGACGCTACGGGCCGCGCTCAAGTGTGCCTACGGCGATGCCACGTGGGTCGAATACGACGACCTGATCAGCGAAATCTACTCGCCGGACACCCCGATCGAGGACTCGTGTCGGTTCTACCTCAACCAGATTGTGGACGCCGCCGACGCGTGGGCCACAGCCGGCGAGTGGGACGCTAACCACCTGCTCGACCTCGCGCCGCTCAAGTGCGCCGAGCCCGGCCGGTGGCGCAAGGGTGACACGGTCACCCTCGGCTTTGACGGCGGCCGTACGGACGACAGCACGGCTCTTGTGGCCGTGCGCGTGCGCGACGGCGCCCCGTTCATCCTCGGTCTCTGGGAACGCCCGGACGGCACCGCCGGTGAAGGCTGGGAGGTTGACCGCCTCGCCGTGCGCGGCGCCGTCGACCACGCGTTTTCGACGCTCGACGTGGTGGCGTTTTTCGCCGACGTCGCCGAGTGGGAGACCGACGTGGACGACTGGCGCGACCGCTACGGCGAGCGCCTGTTCCACAAGGCCACCGTGAAACACGCCGTGGCGTGGGACATGCGCGCGCACGGCGCCGACACGACTCGGGCCACCGAGGCGCTACACCGCGCCATCACCGACCACGCCGTTCCGCACGACGGCGACCCGCGCCTACGCCGCCACGTGCTTAACGCACGCCGCCGGCCCGGCCGGTGGGGAATCTCGTTCGGCAAGGAATCGCGCGAGTCGCGCCACAAGGTCGACGCTCTCGCCGCCATGCTGCTCGCCCGCATGGCCGCCACGCTCGTCACCGGAACCAACGCCCTCGCCCGCCGAGGTGGCGTTGGCACCCTGACCGGCTACGGCCGTCGTAACCCCGCCCTCGCCGCGCAGCAGGCCGCCAAGTACGCCGCCGCCGTTGCCGTCGCCGAGGCCGGCGCGCGCAAGCCCGCCGAGGTCGACCCCGAGACCGCCAAATACCGACGCATGGCCGACGAGGCCCGCGCCAAAGCCAAGAGAGGAGAGTGAGGCGTGGCGACCATCAGCAACCCCGCCGGCCTGGCCGTCGAGCTGATCGCCGAGCACGGCGCCACCGTTGCCCGCAACGGCCATCACGGCGTTGTCGCCCGCTACCTCGCCGGCGACCACGACTTGCCATACATGCCGCGCGAGCACCGGGCCGAGTACGAAATCATGGCCATGCGCAGCGTGACCAACCTACTCCCACGTGTCTCGGACACGTTCGTCAAGCTGTTGTTTCTCGACGGCTACGCCGACACCGGCGCCAAGGACAACTCGCCCGCGTGGGACTACTGGCAAGCCAACAAGCTCGACGCCCGCCAGACCATCACCCACCGAGGCGCGATCGAGTACGGCGCGAGCTACGTCCTCGTGCTGCCCGGCGACAAGTCGCCCGTGATCCGGCCCCTCGACCCGCTGCGCTCCATGGCGTGGTACGAGGACGAGGACGACGAATGGCCGCAGTACGGCCTACGCCACCGTGGCAAGGACTCGACCGGCGCGGCCATCTGGGAACTCATCGACGACGTGGCGGTCTATACCGTCGTGGGCACCGATGGTGCGTACCGGCTGGTCTCGACCGAGGAGCACGGCCTCGGCGTGACGCCGATGGTTCGCTTCCGCGACCGCCTCGACGGCAAGCCGACCGGCATTATCAAGCCGCTGATCATCGTTCAGGACCGCGTCAATGACACCGTGTTTGCCTTGACGATGGCCATGCATTTCGCTGCGTTCCGCCAGCGCTGGGCTACCGGCCTCGCCATTCCGGTCGACGAGAACACGACGATTTCGATTCCGAATCCGAGCTACGACCCGAACGGCTCGACGGACCCCGAGGTCAACCCCGCAACGATCGACGTTCCCAATCCGAACTACGGTCAGCCGATCGAGACGTTCCAAGCGGCCGTAGATCGGTTGTGGGTCACCGATCAGCAGACCGCGACGTTCGGCGAGTTCAACCAGACGCACGTAGACGGCCACCTGTCCGCCCTCGACGCCGCGATCGAGACGCTAGCGACCCTCGGTCAGCTTCCGTCCGGCACGCTCAAGGGCAACTTGATCAACGTGAGTGCCGAGGCGCTGGCCTCGCTCTACGACGTGACCAAGCGACAGGGCGACGTCTACAAACTGCTGTTTGGCGAGGCGTGGGAACAGGTTTTCGCTCTCGCGGCCGTCGCCGCCGGCGATGAGCCCGACGACGGCGCGCAAGTGCGTTGGCGCGACACCGACGCCCGCTCGTTCGCCGCCGTGGTCGACGCGCTCGGCAAGATGGTGCAGATGCTCGACGTGCCTCACGAGGCCGCGTGGGAGATGATCCCCGAGGTCACCGATCAGGACATCGCGCGTTGGCGCAAGATGGACCAGAACGGCGACGGCCTCGCCGCGCTCACGGCCGCGCTGACCAAACAGACGACGCTCGCCAAGGCCGCCACGACCGCCGTGGACACCGCCGAGGGCGTGAATCCGGGCGCACCGCCCGCGCCCGCCTCGACGCCTCCGCCGGCCCCGGCCGCCGGCAAGGCTAAGTGAGTACCGAGCTCGCCGCCGAACAGCTCACGGACGCCCACCGCGTCGCGCAAGCGAATATCGCGCTCGACGCGGTGGGCAAGCTGACGGCGGTTTCGAAAGTGCTCCTCAAGCCGGCCAACCTCGACAGCTACGCCGATTACATGCGCGCCATGACGGCCGTAATTGAGGCCGGCCGCGACACCTCGGCGCACATGGCCGCCACCTACTACGACACGATCCGTGATCTGTTCGGCGTCGAGGGCGGATACGACTCAATCGCTTGGGACGTAGCGCCAATCGAGCAGATCCAAACCTCGCTCCTCGTGACCGGCCCGATCCGGGTGAAACAGGCGCTCGCCAAGGGCGATTCCATGGAAATCGCCATGGAGAAAGCGCTCCTCGCCTCGGCCGGCGCGACCACGCGCCTGATCGCCGACGCCGGCCGCGACACCGTCCGCGAGAACGTCCACCGCGACTCTCGCTCGGTCGGATACCTGCGAGTGACCGATGGTCACCCGTGCTCATTCTGCGAAATGCTCGCCGGCCGAGGTGCGGTCTACAAGTCCGAGTACACCGCCGGCCGTGGCGCGCACGACCCGTATCACGACCACTGTCTGTGTACGGTTCAGCCCGTTTTCTTCAAACACCCCTCGCGCGAGAAACGCCCGAGGCACGGTCGCTAGGAACGAATCACCTTGGCTTACAGCGCCGAATCGCATACCAACGTCCTCCCGTACGACGCGACTATCTCGCTCAGTTCGGGGACCAATCTCGAATTCACGGTCGACCTCTACAACCCCGATGGGTCGCCGCTGTCCGAGGCCGACCGGGACGCCGTCTTTCAGACGTTCCTTACCAACGTCGCCGGTATCGCCGGCGTCACCGTCGTAAGCGCCACCAAGCGCGGGCAGTACGCCGCGACCGTCACCCCGTAACACCAACCTCCGCGCGCTGGCAGGTCTAGCGCGCGACCACGTCCAGGAGACGCCAGCACATGACCGACACCGCCCCCGCCGCCGAGCCCGGCTCGGCCCCCACTGACGCACCGGCCGCCACGCCCAACGTTGCGCCCGAAACGCCGCCGTGGGGCGACGACTTCGACCCCGCCCGCGCGTGGAATCTGGTCCAGAACCTCCGCGCCGACAAGGAGAAGTTGACCGGGAAGGTCACCGATTTCGAGAAGGCAGCGCAGGACGCCGCCGACGCCAAGAAGTCCGACCTTGAGCGCGCCCTCGCGCGCGCAGAGAAGGCGGAAAAGGCCATCGCGGACCGCGAGGCCGCCGCAAAGCGCACTGCCGTGCTCGAAAAGCACGGCCTGAGCGCAGACGACGCCGCATTCCTCGCGGGCGTCTCCGATGACGACTTGGACGCGCGCGCGCAGGCGCTCGCCGCCCGTTTCGGCGTCGGCCAGTCCAAGCCGGACGCCGCCGAGGCGATCCCCGGCAAGCCAACCCCCAAGCTCACCGCCGGCCACGCGTCCAGTGACGCGCCCGACGCATTCGACCCGCTGGCGCTCGCGGAAAAGGTCCACAAGCGCCTCATCTGAAAGGCCTTAGGTCTCCATGACCAACACTTTCAAGACAATCCTGGCCGACAACCTGTCGGCCACCGCGTCCGCGCTGGTGTCCAAGGACATGAGCATTGCGGGCATCGTCAACCGCTCGTGGTCGGCCGACTTCGCCGGCAAGCGAGGCGCGACCGTCAACGTCCGGATTCCGGCCGTGCTCCAGGCGTCTCAGCGTGCCCTCGACGCGTCCACCGCGCTGACCGTGGCGAACCTCGCCGAGACCACGCAGCCGGTCGCCCTGACGACCAACATCTACTCGGCCGTGGCGCTGTCCGACGAGGACCTGACGCTCCGGATCGAGGACGGTGTCTCGCAGGTGCTCGCGCCGCAGACCCTCGCCATCGCCGAGGCCGTCGAAAACATCGTCGTGGCCAAGCTCCAGAGCGTCACCGAGACCGCCGCGCTCGATTCGATCTACACGCAGGGCACCGTGGGTACCCTCATGCCGCTGTTCCTGCTCGCGCGCAAGACCCTGCGCGACATGAGCGCGCCGTCCACCGGCCTCTACGCGGCCGTGGGTACCAGCGTCTATCAGGACGTGCTCGCCCAGGTCGCCGCTGTCGGCGCCGAGGGCGGGGCGGACCCGTTCGCCAACACCGGCGCGGCCCGGATCGCCGGCTTCAACGTGATCGAGTCCAACCGGCTCGCTCCGACCGAGGCGATTTTCTTCCACCGCGACTCGATCACGCTGGCGCTGCGTGCGCCGGTGATCCCGCAGGGCGTGCCCTACGGCGCCTCGATCCAGGCCGCCGGCGGCGTCCCGGTCCGGCTGATCCGCGACTACGACGCGCAGGCGCTCGGGGACCGTCAGATCCTCAACGTCTACGCGGGCGTGGCGCTGATGAACACTCAGGTCAGCTCGACCGGTACCCCGGTCAACTTCGTCCTGCGCGTGAACGACGGCGCCGGCGTCTAATCAGTCACGCCCAACGTAGGGCGTAGGTGGGGTCGCTGTCCTCGGACGGCGGCCCCGGCCGCCCTCAACCGAAAGGAACGGAATGGCCGCCAACACCGGCACTCAGGCCGAGGTGGTGCGCGCGCTGCTCGAACTCAAGCGCGCTTTCATCGCCGGCGGGCCGGCGAGCATCACGGCCGCCCGCGCCGCGCTGACCGCCGCCCTCGCCGCATACGACGCGTAACCCGAGAGGCGCCCGATGACTGCCCTACCTCCGCTTGCGACGATCGCCGACCTTGAGACCCGCCTCGGCCTGGCCGAGGGCGCCCTCGTTGACGCCGACCTCGCGCGCGCGACGGCCGCCATCGCGGACGCCTCCGAGCTCGTCCGCGTCGAGGGTCGCGTGCCGTGGGTCGACGCCACCGGCACCCCGACCGCCCCGCCGGCCGTCGTGGTTGTTGTGCTCCAAGTCGCCATGCGCGTCTACAACAACCCGAACGGCTACTCGTCCGAGACCGTGTCGGCGGATGGCGCGACCTACAGCAACAGCAACAACCAACAGGCGCTCGGTATCTACCTGACCGCCGACGAGTTGCGCACCGTCCAGGCCGCCGCCGACCTCGCCAACCTCGGTACCGGCCCGCGCGCATGGCGCGGCACCGGCTCGATTCTCACGCCCAAGCCCGACGTGCGCGGCCTGCCCGGCGGCACGTGGCCCTACTGGACGTGGCGCCCGTGAAATTCCCTGACGACGTCACGATCCTGCGCGCGAGCGCGCCCGACGCGTACGGCAACCCCGCCGCCGCCGGCTGGTCTGCGACCGGCCCGGCCGGCAAGGGCGCCGTACTGGGCACGTCCTCGCTCTTTCTGCCCGCCGCCGCCGACATCCGTGCGCTCGACCGCGTCAGCGTTCACGGCGGGCTCTACGCGGTCAAGGGCTTGCCGATTCCGCTCGGACCGCCCGGTACGCGCGTCATGTGGGCCGTCACGCTCGAACGTCTCCCGGACGGTGCGTGATGGCCGCCGGTGAGGTCAAGCTCGACCACGCGGGTATCGCGGCCCTGATCAAGACGCCGGCGTTCCACGCGGTCGTGAACGAGGCCGCCGCCGCCGTTCAGTCCGCCGCGCGCGAGCTGGTCGGCGACACGCCGGTTCCGGTCCACGAATTCACCACCGACCGCGCCGCCGCGTCCGTGTCCGTCCTCGCCCCCATGCAAGCCAAGCACGGCGCCTTGACCAAGGCCGCCGCAAACGTCGGTCTGGAGGTGAAGAGCAAAGCATGAGCGACGTCCTATGGACTTTTGGCGACCCGCTCATCGGTACTCTCGCCGTCCTGCGCGCCGCTACGGCCCCGGGAGGCGCCGCGCCTACCTGGGGCACCCTCGACCCCGATACGGCCGCCACGGGCGGCCCTGGGCTGCCGCACGGCGTCATTGCGGCCGATGGCGAGTCGTCCTCGACGAACGCCGATGCCACGGCGACCGTGCGTGTGACCATCTGGGCCAACTCGCCGGCCGAGGCGCGCGCGCTCGCCGCGTGGGCGCGGGCCGTGCTGCTCGCCTCGCACGGCGACGGCGCCACCGTGCGCCACTACGGCCGGTCGACCGGCCTACTTCCGACCACCGACCCGAGCACCGGATACCCGCTCTGCTCGTTCACCGTAGCGGCTCGTCTGCTACCTGTTTCGATCTAGGAGGGCGCCGTGAGTGGCGACCTGACGAATACCGCACTGTGGCAGAACGCTGATGTCTACATCGGCCCGTCCGGCACCCCCGGCCCCACCGACGTCTCCACCGCGTGGGCGTCCGGGTGGGACGCGGTCGGCCTGCTCGACGGCGACAAGGGGTTCACCGAGTCGCGCGCGGACAGCTCGAACGATTTCTACGCGTGGGGCGGAATCCTCGTCCGCACGACCAAGAGCAAGCAGAAGCGTTCCATCAAGTTCGTTGCCCTCGAAGACAACGACATCGTGTTCAACCTGATCAACCCCGGCTCGACGCGCACCACGGCGGCCGGCCTGACGACCTCGACGGTAGCCGTCCCGGTCGGGGCCGAGTTCGCCATCGGTTTCGAGGTGCGCGACGGCGACAAGGTCCGGCGCCGCTCGGCCCTGCGCGCCACGGTCGACGCCGTGGGCGACGTGGTCGACTCCGAGGGCGCGCTCGTCGCGTACGAGGTCACCGTGATCATCTACCCGGACGCTGACGGCACGCTCTACACCGACATTGCCGGCACCCTCAGCGCCGGCTGATAGCCAGTCACGCCCAACGTAGGGCGTGCCGAGACCAGAGCTCGGAGCGCGGCCGTGGGAAGCGCGCTCCGAGCTCTCACCTTCCCGCATCCCCTTTCCACCTCAGTCCGTGGAGGACAACCCCATGCCTACCGCCCGCAAGCCCGCCGCCAAGTCCGAGGCCATCGGTTCCGTCCTCGTCGTCGAGTACGACGGCGAGACCTACGCCATTCCGTCCACGAACGATTGGGACGTCGAGGCGCTGGAAGCGTTCGAGGCCGGCCGTGTCGTCGCCCTCGTGACGGCCCTGCTCGGCGAGGAGCAGTGGGCCAAGTTCAAGGCCCCGGGCCGCAAGGTCTCCGAGCTCGCCGAGCTGTTCAAGGCCATCGAGACCGCCACGGTCGGCCGGGGAAACTGACCGGGCTTGCCGGCGCCCTGCGAGATCACCCCGAGGCTCTTGAGGCCGACTTTCAGCGCTTCTACGGCGTCGACCTCGGTGATCTCTGGCGCGGCAAGCTCTCCATCCGCCGAGCGGCCGTCCTGCTCCATCACCTTCCGGTCGGGAGCGCCGTTTGGGCCGCTCAGTCCAAGGTCCCCTACGGCTGGTCGCTCGCCGAAATTCTGCTCGCCGACGTGTTCCACGCGCTGACCGGCGAGGCCCATCCGCTGCATCCGCGCAGCGGCACCGAGGCCACGGCCGCCGCGCAGGCCGACACCATCGCACGGCTCAAGGCCCAACGCGCGCGCCTCACGGCGGACCAGGCCGCCGAGTCCACCTAGGAGGCACGCGTGGCAAACGTCGGCTACGCCACAATTTCGATCATCCCTGATCTCAAGGGGTTTCAGTCCAAGCTGAACACCGGGGTCGAGGAGGCCTCGGTCTCCGCCGGCCGCGAGGGCGGTAGCGGCCTCGGCTCGTCGCTCCTGGGCACGCTCGGCGGGCTCGGAATCGGCCTCGCGGTCAGTAAGTCGCTCGACATCGGTAAGGCCGTCCTCGACTTCGACAGCGGCATTCAGCAGTCCACCACGGCCCTAACGACGCTGCTGCACAGCGCGCCGGCCGCGAATGCCCTCGTCACTCAGCTGGAAAACCTCGCCCAAGCGTCGAGCCTGCTCGACACCGGCCAGGCCGTCCACCTCGGTCAGGTGCTCCTCGGTATGGGCGTGCCCACCAAGGACGTCACGACCGACATGCAGGCACTCGCCGACGCCACGGCGGGTGTCGGCGGCACGCCGGACACGCTCAACAGCCTGTCTCTGGCGTGGGGTCAGATGGCCGCCAAGGGCAAGATCCAGTCTGACGAGATCTTGCAGATGACCGAGCAGGGCGTGCCCGCTCTGCAACTGCTCGCCAAGGCGTACGGCGTGCCCACGGCGACCATGCAGGCGATGATCTCCAAGGGTCAGGTGCTCTCGTCCGACGCCCTGCCCAAGCTCCGCGCGGAGATCGAAAAGAACTTCGGCGGCGCCGACGCCGCAGCCGGCGCACAGTCCATCGGTGGCGCGTTCGACCGGATTAAGGAGGCCGCCCTCGGCCTCGCCGGCTCGGCCGCCATGCCGCTCATCAAGGGTCTGACGCCGATCATCGCCAAGATGGCTGACGCCATGGGCTCGCCGAAGGTACAGGCGTTCGTCGACTCGATCGGCCCCAAGCTGTCCGGCCTGTTCAGCGGCCTAGGCGGCGCCGGCGGCGTACTGAGCGGCGCGATGGACAAGCTCGGCCCCACGTTCGATCTGCTGATCCAGTCCGGCGAAAGCCTTTTCCAGACGCTTGAGCCGATCTATTCGCAGATCTTTTCCGTGTGGGAAAAGGATATCGGGCCGAACCTGATCCCGACGCTTCAAAAGCTCATGCTCGTGATCTCCGACGCCATGTCGACGCTGAGTGTGGTAATCGACGCGCTTTGGTCGCTATTCGGCCCGACACTGCTCGCCGCCATCGACACCACGTATAAGACAATCGTGGCGATCGTGAATGAGGCCTTTGACATCATCGAGGGCCTGTTCAAGATCATCCAGGGGCTCTTTACCGGCGACTGGTCGCTGCTCTGGGAGGGCGTTGAGCAGGTGTTCGGCGCCGTCTGGGACGCGATCAAGACCGTACTTTCCGCCGCCGTCGCTTTCATCGGCGAGGCGCTTTCCGCCGCTTGGATCGCCATTAAGGCGATTTTCGCCGGCGTGGCGAATTGGTTCGAGACCGAAGTGTTCGGCGCGGTCGAGCGACTGGCCAAGCTGTATTTCGACATGACCAAGGACGAGATAATCGGCGCGTGGACGGCCGCCAAGGCTGTTTGGGGCGCCGTGGCCGGATTCTTTTCCGGGCTCTGGGGAGACATCGAGGGCGGAGTTACCCACGCGTTCGACACCGTCAAAGGCGCGATCACCGGCGCTATCTCCTCGGCCAAGACGACCGTCTCGAACGACGTCAAGGACATCGTCGGATTCTTCACGGCGCTGCCCGGCGAGATCGGCGACCTCGGTTCAGAAATCGGAAACGAAATGGTCGCCGGCGTCAAGGCCATTTGGAACGACACCATCGGCGGTATGGGTTTCACGATGCCCTCATGGGTGCCCGTAATCGGCGGTAAGGGATTCCACATTCCCATGCTCG